TTCATACGCTTGCCAGCGAATAGGCACTTGATACGCTTGCCAGCGAAAAGGCAATTCATACGCTTGCCAGCGAATAGGCACTTGATACGCTTGCCAGCGAAAAGGCAATTCATACGCTTGCCAGCGAATAGGCACTTGATACGCTTGCCAGCGAAAAGGCAAATTAGTCTTAAGTTTAGATATATTGTGATTGTTTAGATAGGCCGAAATCATGGTGTATTTTCATGGTGCTCGTGTTACCCTTAGTTCTACGTGTGTTGCTGCTGTTAAGTGTGCTGTAAATAGAATGACTAAGAGTGTAAACGACGGAGAACCGTCTCTGTCGGATATTTGTACGCGTACTATTTTTAAGGCTTGTGGACTCGACTCTGTCAGCGAAGCACTGATGGAAGTGCGACCAGTCGAGTCAACCGATTTGGACACATTCATCCAGGCTGACGTACTTGATTACCTCAGCCTGTTCTACCCGAAAGAGGACATTGAACAGATCAAGATCATGTGTGAGCTCTCCCGCTTACGCCTACAGTCGCACACTGTGCGATATGGCGTGCAGAGTGGGAATGTGTTTGACGATGAAGGCTACATGGAGGATTTCATTCCCGAACAAGACGGACACATCATCGACGTGTTCTTTGGATACGGTCAGGAATCATTTCATATACGTTTCGAGGAGAGTTTTAAGATGGATCATCTGGGCGCAAGGACGTCCTTCAAATCATTGGAGCAGGCCAAAGCTGTCATTGCCATGCTCCTCCAGGACATCGAGCCAAATCCCGGACCTGTTTTCACTGGACCACGGAAGCAAAATTCTAAAATGCACAAGAGAGATGAAAAACGTGATGTGCGCTTCAAAATTGAGGTGGCATTTGAGAAGAAAGAACAAAAGAAGGTCAAACAGATGATTAGGGAATGGCGAGATGAGAAGATGAAGCGGTGCTCATTTCAGGGCGGAATCACGAACATCGCAAAAAGTGCAGCGTATGCAGCCGCAAATGCTGTTGCCCCTGGTGCGGGCTCAGCTGCTGCTACGATGATCGAGGGCCCGAAAGTGTTGGCTCTCTTGAATGACTTGGGAAAGACAACAGATCATCTACGGCAGTGTTCGGCATTGACTGCTGAGCAGTTCCCGACTATACTCAACACTGCAGAGGCCACCATGCACAACACCAATGCGGCAATGGCGAGTATGTCCGCGATCCTGGACCAGGTGAGAGAGAGACAGAACAGCATGTATTCACTCATTGACAAAGTCTGTGCCAACCCCATGTATGTTCTCGCTGCCATTATCATGGCGTATGTGGTGTTCGCATATCCCAAAATTGGACTTGGCATCCCTGCCTTATTTTTGATCCTCCATCTGCTTGAATTTGATGTGAAACTCATAGAAAAATTGAAGCAAATTTGTGGCATGCAGTTCCAGAGTGGTGAGACATCCTATAAGACGATTGGGCAGATCGTCTTCACAATTTTGGCATTCTTTGGCGTTGGGCTTATTCCCACTGGCACGTATTATGATTCTCTGCTGCGGAGACTCGACCTCATCCCGAAAGGTGTGAAGGGAGCAAACCAGATCTGGGAGAAATCAAGTGAAATTTTCGCGGCTGCAGAACGCGAATTCCGGGTCTTTGTTTTGGGTCAAAAGAGAGAAGATCTTGAGTATGATACAGAGATTGCACAACAAGTGGCTGTGTGGGTCGAACGTGTCGAGTACTGGCTCGATGCGGTCGCAAGGAAGAGGATCGCGAAGGATCAGGAAGCTGTCAACGAAGTGACAGCTTTGTTCAAGAACATGAGTCGTTGGTTGCACACGAGAGAAATTCGGCAGAACATGCCCAAGGACGTTTTGGCCATCATCATATCCCTACAGCCGCGAGTGAACGAATTGTTCAAGCTCGTGTGCAGCAGTACAGTTCATGAAGGTGGACCTCGCATGTCCCCAACGTGCATTGTGTTGTCAGGTGAAAGTCGTACTGGAAAGTCGGAGGCGTTGATGCCCCTGAGTATCGCGATGCTCCACAATCGAGGTTATGAGAATGTCAACGATTTCTTCAAGAACAACATTTATTACCGGAACCCCGAAATTGAGTATTGGGACAAGTATTATGGGCAGCTTGTGTGTATCAACGATGATGCATTTCAGGTCAAGGACACTATTGGAAAACCGTCGGTTGAGTTCATGGAAAGTGTGAGACTCTGTAATACCGCACCTTGCCAAATTCACTGTGCTGATCTCAACGACAAAGGCACATTCTTCTCATCAGAAATCCTGCTCTATACGACCAACATCACGCGTGGCTTTCATCGCCACATCGAGTCGCTCAATTGCCCAGAGGCAGCTGTTCGGAGGTTGAATAGCAACGCATTCCGAGTGTCGACACACCCGGATTATGCGAAGCCCATGACAGTTGGTGGGAAGACCACACATGTACTTGACGCAAGCAAGGTCGGATATACGGTCGAGAAACAGCAGAAGTATGACAGGAGATCTGATAGGAGTGCGCCCGAGAGTAACTTCTACTGTGTGTTGTGTAAGAACAAGTGTCTGAATGAACTTGGCATGAAACCTGAGGAAGCCAACATGGCTTTCTGTTCGCATCACTACCGATTCACGAAGTATGATATGGGTACGGATCAAGAGTTGTCTGGTGCGATGACGTGGTCGGAGATGATCAAGGATGTGACGGCACGAGACACTGACAACAGAAAATTAGAGAAGAGGAAGCTTGACTTGTATGATATGATTGCTGCAAATCCGAGTGTGTTTCAGATGAATGATGAGTTCTATGATTCCGAAGTCGTAAGTGAGGAGTCATTGGAACTATCGTATGATGTGGACCTGAATGATGAAGAGACATGGATGTTGTACAAGAAACTTGTGAGCTTCAGAATGGCGTACAATAGAATGATGTCGAGAGAGAATGCTGAGGGGAGTCTGGATGATTTCTCCTACCAGCTCTTGCGATACCCAGAGCTATGGCGCTTGAATGAGGGTCTCATGTATGGTCGAGTGCGGACGCGTGAGTGTAGTGCGAAGACGCTTGAATGGTTCAAGCTTGCTCTCTTCTTCGACAAGAAGGACCACCTGTTTGGTCAAGCTTCAGCGTCGCTGAATGAGATGCGAATGAGGTGGAAGAACTATGGTGCTGCTCATGAAATTTGCATGATGGCGTTTGTGAGAGAGGCACACCTTGCAGGAGAAACCCTAGAGGTCAAGAATGCTGAGTTGTTTGAGTGTTCGATTGATGAGTGGGGCCATGCACGGAACGCGCTTGAGGCTGCTATTCAGCAGGACATGATGACACCATGCGTGGCCCCGATGGTGGGCGTTACTCCGCTCCCGCCTACTATGTGGCAACGAATGAAGCGGCGGTTTCACATGTTCAGAGAGAAAGTGTCGACCAAAATTGAGGAGTTCTTTAGGTCTTACCCCTTCATGAAGTTTGTCGCGTTGGCAGGACTCATGCTCTCTGTGGTGAGTGTTGTGTGGACGATGATGCCGAGTGTCAAGCATGATGAGTTTGAGTCCGCCGATGAACGTTGTCGGAATCAGGTGAATCAACTGCAGCGTCCGAAGTTTGAGTCGCCGGAAGAGAACAGTAGGACCCGTGTGAATCAGGTGACGCGCCCGAAGTACGAGTCGTCGGATGAAGGTAGTAGGACGAGAGTGAATCAACTGACGCGTCCGAAGTTTGAGAATGTGGAAATGTCGTTCACACCAGACTGTGAAGTTGAAGACATGGAGATGCAGGGATTGGCTGATCCAGGTGGGTATCAGGTGTCGATGAAAGTGGCGCTCAAGCAATTGTATTGTTTGCACTCTGACAAAATGGTGTATGGAAATGTGATGTTTGTCAAAGGGTACAACCTGCTCATGAACAAACATTTCATTTTCTTGATGAAAGAGTCTGTGAGTGAAGGAAGACTTAGCTTGGATGACGTGCTATCGCTTTCGAACGGAAGAGGAGTGCGTATAGTGCAGTTTACAGTTCGCTACCTGTTTGATCATTTCGTGTCCCTGGAAAAACGTCTGTCAAGTGGAGAGGAGATCGACATTGACGCTGTCATCGTGCCTCTGGATCCGGTTGAGACAAAATGTGCGATTCATGGTGACATCATTGATCAGTTTGTGTCAAAACAGCAGCTCTCTCAGCTCAGCGGCACATATGTGGGCATCCTACCCACATTCATGAACAATATGACGGAAGTAACACTCGGCACCATGCCTGGAAAGAATGCGTTCCCGACCCCTATCCCCTCGTTGAAGTATGCTGCAGGTGTGCGTGGTGAGTATGATCGTGAGGTCATGATATCGACGAAGTACATGGGCAGCGGAATTCGATTCAGAGAGTACTGGACGTATGATTGTACGACTGTGTCGGGTGATTGTGGAGCACCACTCGTCATCCAGGAATCTGGCATTGCACGCAAAATTCTGGGCATTCATAGTGCAGGTGGCGTGGGCACAGGCATGTCGCAGTGTATTACGCAAGAAATGTTGAGAGATACGCTCGAGCGGTTGCCTGCAAAATTCCAGTGCTACGTTGACGTGTCGCAGCTCGTCGCTCATGAAATTGGTGATGAAGAGATGAGTGGTTCTGTGCCATGCAAGGATGGATTGCTAGTGGAGGGCACAGTGCGCGATGCCCACAGAGTGACGTCAGGAAGTAAGAACGATATTGTTCCCTCACCTCTACATGGGGAGATCAACGGAGAACCGAAGACGGCACCCACGATGCTGCGGCCCACAAATGGAGTGGACCCGATGGCAAAGGGTGTGAAGAAGTTCTCTGCGGATGTTCCCTTACTGGATGCGAACATGATCGAGGTTGCTGCGGCGGATGTGTTGAACAATATGAATGCGAACCCAGCAAACCGGAACCGTTGTGACTATGCGCGAGTGCTAACGTATGAGGAAGCTGTTTGCGGTGTGGATGGTGATGAATTTCTCCCGCCATTGAATCGCAAAACGTCCATGGGTTATGGCTTCTCATCAAAGAATGGAAAACGTGAGGCGTTTGGCTACGACGAGTGGACGCTGGATACGCCCCTCGCGCAGGAAGTCAAGGTAAAGACGATGAAATTGATCGAAAACGCACGGAATCTTGTTCAAACCGACGTTTACTGGACGGACACGCTCAAGCTCGAAAGGCGTCCAGTCGCCAAAGTTCAACAAGGAAAAACTCGTGTGTTTACCGCGGGACCTGTTCACTTCACGATCGCGGCGCGCATGTACTTTCTCGGACCATGCGCGTGGCTCATGCACAACAGAAACCACAATGAGTGCTCACCAGGAACGAATGTGTACTCGCATGACTGGGATGTCATCGCAAGACGACTGATATCCAAGGCGGGGAAAGCGTCTGGGATGATTGCTGGTGATCATGAGAACTTCGATGGACGTCTGAATGGGCAGATCCTGTGGAAGGCGCTTGATCTGTTCAATGAGTTTTGTGATGATGGTGAAGAGAATGCTCGCATTCGCAGGGGTCTGTGGGTGCACATTGTGAACGCTGTGCACATCAACGACAAGACGGTTTACAGGTGCACGCACTCGCAACCGTCAGGGTGTCCACTTACAGCGATCCTGAACACGATATACAACGGCATCTCAGTTCGACTCGCGTACATGATCTGTGCTCGTGATGTGAATGAGAGTATGAGTATGTATGGTTTCAACAAGCGGTGTGCTCTTGTGGCGTATGGTGACGACAATCTGATTGCGGTCGAACCAGAAACGTACCAGTGGTTCAATCAGAGGACGATCACGAGTGCGTTTGAGAAACTTGGGCATGTGTACACGGATGAAGCGAAGTCAGGTGTGATTGAGGAGAGCCGCTCCATAAGTGACGTCATGTACCTCAAGCGGCGTTTTGTGTTTGACCAAGTGAGTGGAAGGTACATCGCCCCGCTCGAACTCGATGTCGTCCTGGAAATTCCGCAGTGGACGAAGAAGGGGGTGATGCGTGATCAGATCACGCTCGACAACATCGATGCATGCTTGCGGGAGCTTGCACTACACGGACGAGACACATTCACCACCTACGCGCGTATCATTCAGGTGAAGTGCAGAGAGAAGAATATACCTTACCGATTCAGGACGTACCAGGAGTACTTTACCGAGGTGCTCGAACTCCCCCTGTTCCAATCCAGCGGAGATGCTTACGAAGTGTGTGTACAGGGCACACAGTTCAAGTGTGACACACCGCGGGCACAAGAACTACTAGCCCAGGAGAGAATATCCTCGCGCCTACAGAAAAAGATGAGGTGGAGGAGACACAGTGAGGGATATGTACATATAGACGATAGGAATAGAGTCGTGCACGTCCTTATGGACCGCCCCTCCGTTTGGGGACTTAGTTATAAGTTAGATCGTATTCACGAGCTCCTCGAAGGAGAGAGCTTGCACATGGCGAGTGACGTGCTGTCTGCGGACAAGATGGCACGTTTGATTGAGAAGTGTCCGTGGCTTAAGTGTGATCTCTAGACTATATACAAAGTTCCCGGTTAGTTAAATTAGTCTAGCTGCTGCTTAAGTGTCGGGTGGGTTATTTAGCCTTACCTCCCAGGATGTCCCAGAGCAGCCCTCTAAAATCCAGGGAACCCGGGTGCTGCATAGTAGATTAAGCTGTCGCTGTGCAAAAGAAATTGGCTTGCTGATTTTGATAAGAAAACAAATTTTGAAACCATTGGTCAAGTCGGTGATGAAAATATGCAGATTACGAAATTGCAGGATGAGGGAGTCATTGAGGAGATGGTGGCGCCGGTTGTGAATACGAATGTTGAGCAAAAACTTGTTAGTGCCGCCACTCGCGAGAATCGTTCACACACCATTAATGATTTCCTAAATCGGTTTCACGTTCTGGAACAGTTTACATGGTCGGCTACGGATACGCGTGGCAAAGTTCTCAAAACATATAGGTTTCCGGATGTACTAAATAGTGTTATGTCGATCAGGAACAAGCAGCTAAACTTTTACGGTTTGCGTGCGGGAGTTGAGCTCATTGCGCAGGTAAATTCGCAGCCTTTTCAGGCTGGTGCACTCATGATTAGTTTCCTTCCCAATGCTAGGTATAATAATGTCAAAAGAGAAACGCATGAAAAAGATCTTCAGGGTATGGTCTCGCGTAGTGGTGCTCCTCGGACGACATTGGATTTGATGGATGTTACTAGGGCTTCTCTTAAGGTTCCGTATGCTTCCCCTTTTGTCTTTTACAATTTGCTTACTAATGAGGGTAATATTGGTGATTTCCATATTTCGGTTTATGCACCGCTGCGAGATGTTGCTGCAGCTGGCACTGTCACGGTCACTGTGGCTGCACGTTTTACAGATGTGGAGCTTGCGTTCCCGACTGGCTCTGCACTGCCCGCAAATTCGGATAATCTGATCACTAACATCGCACATCATTTGGAGCGTTTGTCGATTGATCCATCGCGGCCAAAGGTAGCGAAAGTGCGAAGGGCAGCGACGGAGCTCATTAAGAAAATTGACGCGGGTGAAGTTGTGCTCCAGATGAATACAGGGGTCTCCGCGTTTAAACAAAAAGCTGTTCCAAACATGGCCACTGCGACGGACGACGACATGACACACATGCTTTCGACATCATCGTCAAATTCATTGAAACCATTGAATATGGGGAATGCGTCAGGGAATGAAATGGATTTTAATCATATACTTGCGATTCCGTGCTATCATAATTTCTTTTCTGTGGGTACAAATCAAGTGTCTGGAACGAATGTGTGGTCTTCGACTGTAGAGCCATTGAAAGAGACAGATATTGTAAATACCGATACGTCGATGTCTGTGGATTATATGTATGCACTTAGTAATATGTTTAGGAAGTGGCGTGGTGGCATCGTGTATAAATTTAGAGTTATCAAAACGCGTTACCATTCACTTCGGCTTCGCATCTCTTTCGCTCCGGGTGCGACATCACAGGCTAATATAGATCGAGATTCTTGTTACTCTGCTATTTATGATTTGCGTGATTCAAATACTATGGAATTTGTGGTCCCGTATGTTCATCCATTCCCTTGGCTTAACACGAAATCGCAGGGCACTACCCCAGATACATCGCTTGGACTCATTATGGTAGATGTTCATAATCAGATGGTGGCGCCATCAACGGTATCATCTAGTGTTGACGTTATTGTAGAAAGGCATGCGCACGTTGATTTTAAACTCGGTGTCCCAACATCGCTCCGCGCATTTCCATTCGATCCGATGCCTGCGCAAGAGGAAAAATCGATTCCATGGTACCGTCAAACAGTGCGGCCTGAGCCTATTAGTCCGGAACACAATCCACGGCCGCTCGTCCCCACAGAGCCTTCCACAACAACGACAACACAGAGTGGTGATACCGTCATCCAAATTGATCCTCCTTCCGAGGATGACTGCACAGTAGATGATACTTGTCCATTTGAGGTTGTTGCCGATGAAATTCAGCCCCCTCGTCGTCGTGGAGGAAGACGTGAATTTCAAGGAAATTGTGTAATGAAATCGTATGAGTCTGCGGGCGAGGATAGTCGGACACGGTTGAATAGAACAACTCGCATGAAATTTCAGGGAAATTCTGGTCCTTGGTGGATGTTACCACTTACTTGGGCGGCCACCGTATTTACGTCAATGGCCATTTGTATCATAGGGGATAAAATAGGTGGATGGATTCGTGATCTAACCACAGAGGGTGTGGAACCAAACCCCGGTCCTATTCGTACATCACGCACCCTCATTTCTGGCACCCAGTCTGTTAATTTTACGTCGACATTTGCAGGTCCTCAGGAAATTGAGATTGAGGTCGGCGTTGTTCCTCAGCAGAATATTATTGATTCTTTTGATTGTACTGTTACATCGAATGTTTCCAATCCCCAGCAGATTAGTATCCTTCCCCGGTGTTACACGGGTGCTCCGTTTAGAACGAAATTTATGTGGACAGACCGGACGATTCCAATTATCACATTTACTGGACAAAGTTCTGGTTCTCATCAAAATTATATCCTCATATCGTTTAAGACAGAAGTTGGTATGTCGTTCCAAATGAATAGCTTTGAACAGGATGGAGAACGTATGATGCCAGGTTGTGATTCTATCACCCAGCCCAAAATTGTAGAAACTATGGGTCAGTATTGTTTGGGAAATGAAGTTACTAACGTTAGGGACATGATTCGTCGTTCAACCTATTTCTCAAATGTAACACCCCTTGATTCGAGACCTATTCATATTATGACCCATGCTTTCGGTACAGCCGCGCGCACCGCTCAAGGTGTGAACAAGGCTGACGGTCTCGATAACCTTTCGTATTTAGCTCATTTTTATGCGTTTTCGCGTGGAGGAGTTAATTTTAGATTGCAAACTAATGGTAGTACTTATCGCGTCATAGTTAATACTAACAATGATTACAATGTTGTTTCAACCAATCAGTTTTATGACCTAGTCGAACAGCTTGGCGATGCCAATTCCACGACTCTCGACCAGGTTAGGGCCTCTAATCTTATGCAACATATTGTAAATCCAAGTGTTGAAGGTATTGGTGAAGTTGCAATCCCTTTTTATTCGTCGTCTTATTGTCAGGGTATAAATCCGGAACTGTCGGTTCGTCCTGTTGTGGATGTTGCGAATTTTACAATCCCAGACACTCATATGGTTGTTGAACCTGCTGGTCTTTTGTCTGAGATGTACGTGTTTAGAAACGCAGGTGCTGATTTCCAGTTTAGTTATCTTACTGGTCCTCCTCTTCTCCTTAGTTTCTAATATGCTATATTGCCGTTACAGATGTGCATTGTGTGTAAGGATGTAATGTGTCTACTCGTGTTCTATTGTATAGAGTTATAGATTGTAAGTGCGTGTAGATTTAAGGTAAATATTTTAAAATACATAAAAATAATATAATATAAAACACAAAAATATTAGATTAGATTCGTGTGTTAACTCTTAAGCTAAATTAATGCTGCTTTAATTCCCTCTAGTAGACAGAGGGGCATATATATTCTTTTTGTTATTCATTAAGATGTCACGCCCCTCTGGGGTTGCAGGTTTTTGTGAGTTTTCCTGCTTAGGTGACGTAACTCTCAATGTATGCGTGTAATCGGTTTTAAAGCATTTTTCACGAAT